CAGAGTGAGCAAGTTAAAAGTGAGGGCAAATGGTGGGTTAAATATAACTTATGCTAAGTATAGAAAGATTGTTTCTGGATTTAGGCTTAGAGCTTGATAAGGATAAATTGGAGCAAGTAGAGAAAAAGTATATTGTTGTTCCAAAGGGTGTAAGGGTTAATAGAAAAGATGTTATTATTGATGTCTTTAATAAGATAGCTTTGTTACACGGATTATTACCAGAAGAAATATTTGGTAAAAGAAGATTTGCAAAGTTTGTTAAGCCTAAACAAGAAGCCATTTATGTATTAACTGAACTTGGCTATGGAGTAGTAGAAATCTCACGAGTATTAAAGTGCGACCACGCAACAGTTATTTACCATAGAGAAACTATACAAGGCTATACAGAGATTGATTCTTATTACAAGAATAAGCTTGAAAAGAAATACAGAGATTTATTAAGAGGAGAAACTGTTTTACCAATAGAAACTTTAGCAACTGCGATATGATGATAGATAAAAGAGATGAGCTTATAGAAAAGCAAAAAGAAATCATTGAGAAATTGGAAAAGGTATTATCTATACAAGATGAAAAAGAAAAACTTATGCAAGGAGTAATAGATAATCTAAAAGAGCAAATAAGTTTAATCCATCGTTATAATAATATTATATGAGAAAGGAAGAAAGAGTACAATCAATAGCATTAAATATATGCTACGAGTACAATCTTAGCATAGAAGTAATAGAATTATTTCTACAACTGGTAACGATGCCTAAATGGGTAAGTAAGCCAGAAACAGCAATAAGGCTATCAATTAAGAAACTTGCAGAGTTTCAACCACCATATCAAAAAGTATTAATAGAAAGTGCAATCTCTGGGAATTATCAAGGTTTAATATTCTCGGATTCAAAACAAAAAGAAATAACTTACTTAAAATCAATTTCAAATGAGCCAGTTAGTAAAATATCAAGACTCCAAAGAATTATCGGTAGCGAAGATAATAGAATGCAATTCACTACCAATAGCCTTATTGAAGAAGGAGGATGCTAAAAGCCTACAAATAAACCTATCAGCTTTTATGATTGAGTTTAGTTCTATTTACAAAATAGATGATTCAAAGAACTTAACTGATGAGGAAATTAAGACTTGCGTAAACATTCTACTAACTGACTATTATTGGTTAAAGTATGAGGACTTTGCAATGTTTTTAAAGAATGCAAGAATGGGTAAGTATGGTAAGATATATGGCAGTTTTGATACACCTACATTCTTTCAAATGTTAGGACAGTATTGTGATGAAAGAGTAGAAGTAAGCAAGGAGATTAATAGAGTAGCAATGGAGAAGGAATCCAGAACTCCTATAAGTCCAGAAACTCAAGCTTTAATTGATGACTTTAAGAAGCAGTTGCAAGAAAAGAAAGTTAAGCGAATGAACTTTAGTGATGAGATACCAGAGATGCGAGAGCAACAAAAGCAAATGAACAAGTATATTGCAGAGTTTAAAAAGAAAGTTGGCCATTGTTCTGGCTTCTTAGAGATAAACGGAAAGATGCTTGGGATAAACGAATACTTAGAATTTAGATACAATGAAGAAAAAGAGCTGTAATAGATGTTTAAAAGAGAAGCCAATCTATGCAAAAGGATTGTGTAAAACTTGCGACATCGTAGAGAATCCACAAAAGTATCTTATAGGCAAGAAGCCCAACAAAGAAAAGAAGGTAACTACCAAAAAGAAGAAAACAGAAACAGTAACATCACTAAAAAAGAAATTAGATACATACTTTAGTCTTTACATAAGATTAAGATATGCTGATGAAAATCTTATGGTAACTTGTTATACAAGTGGAAAAGTGATGAAGTACACAGAATCACAAGCTGGGCATTATGTATCTCGTAAATATTTATCAACAAGGTGGAATGAAACAAATGTTCAAGTCCAAAGTGTTTCAGAAAATATGTTCAATCAAGGTAATGCACCAATGTTTGCAATTAAGCTGGATGACAATTTTGGACAAGGAACAGCAAGGCATATGGTAGAACTTAGCCTAATACCATTTAAACAAGGAATTGATTGGTATAGAGAACAAGTGGCCTATTATAAGGAACAATCAGATTTATTAAAAGCTAAATTAAACATAGAATAATTAGCAATGAACATAGAATATAACTGCTATAAAGAAAAAGGAAAGCTAATAGTAAAGAATAGAGATTTATTAAATGCAGAGATTGATACCTTACAAGAAGGGATTGATTATGTTTTATCTATCAAAAAGAAGAAAAGGATGCGTTCTAATGGGCAAAATAGATATTACTGGGCTATCGTAGTACCTAATGTATTACTTGGCCTTAGAGATGCGGGATTTAATGAAATTCGGACAAGGGATGATGCTCACAATATTATCAAAGTAAAGTTTTTAAGGTATGACATCCAAAACATAATGGGAGAGCATATAGAAAGCTTTAAGAGTACAAGTGAGCTAAGCACCCAAGAGTTTACAGATTTCATAGCAGAGGTGCAGATATGGGGAGCAGAGTTTCTTAATATATCTATACCAAGCCCTAACGATGATTTAGAAATAGAATTTATTTAAAACAAACATTATGAAAGCAAAATTTGTTCAAACAATTTACCATTACAAAAACCATCAAATTATTATTGAACCCTTCTGTAAAACTCTTTGTGGGTGGGCAGTAGAGTTTGAATATGCACATTTATTCAAATGTCATACAGAGCTTTGTATGATAGATGATGAATATTTAATGAATAAAGGGATTAACCCAAATAGAGAAATTTCTTATTTTACAATAGATGAAACTGAAGAATCAGAAATATATTGTTTTGATGTAGATATGAATAAACCAAAATCAATATTAAAGTATTTAATGAACTGTATAGATGAATGGGATGATTAACTTCTACGAGGTAATAATAAGAGTAAATGGCTTTATAACCAGCACCAGAATAATAGCCAAAGAAAACCCTACAATCCTTGAATACGAAAAAAGGGTAAAGGATTCTTATTATGGTGGAAGAAAGAACTGGAGGTTAAAGGATAAGTTTGACATTAAAGAATTTATAGTAATTAAACAAAAATTAGGCTTATGATTAAGTTAGAAATAACTCCAGAGGAACTACAAAGAGCCAAAGAAATGTATCAGTTTAATGCTCTTAAAAACTCCGTTACAGAAGGCAAGTCTAATATCTATGGGGCAATAGGAGAAGTAATGGTTTTTGATTACTTTAAAAATACATATTGGAAAGATAGATTTGATGTAAAGCTTGAAAATACATTTGATTATGATTTACTAATCAACGGCAAAAGAATAGAGATAAAGACCAAAAAAGCTTCCAACCTACCAATAAGTGAAGATTATAATGTAAACATATTTGCTACAAGTATGAAGCAGATGTGCGACTATTACTTCTTTACCATAGTAACAGATGATTTCAAACTATGTTATTTACTTGGTTATTTAAGGAGGTTTGATTTCTATAAAATTGCTACCTTTGCAAAGAAAGGACAACCAGATGGCCCTAACTTTAATTTTAGAGCAGATAGTTACTCCGTAAAAATAAAAGACTTAATTAAATTCCAATGATGACAATAATATTTTTAATACTCGCAGCATTCTGTAATGCAGTTATGGATGTGCTATCAACAAGGTACTATGTTTCTATATTTGGAAACTTTAAGAACAAACAATTCTGGGATTGGAACATCAGTTGGAGAAACAAATGGCAATGGGGCGAAAAAGCCAATGGGGAGAAGTTCTTTCTATCAAGCTCTATGTTATCATTTATGACCGATGGGTGGCATTTAGCTAAGGCTTTGATGATAGTGTTCATTTCATCAGCGATAGTCTGTTACAAGCCCTTATTTGGCTTAATAGACCTAATCTTATTTAATTGTATCTGGGGGATAACCTTTGAATTGTTTTATAGTAAGCTATTGATTAAAAAAATAGAGTAAAAATTGCTATATTTGGGTATGGCAAAAGCAGTATCAAAAGCAATTAAAGTAAACTTCGGTAAAAGAAAAGGTGGCAAGGCTTCCAAGGCGAAGAATAAACAAAAAAAGAAATATAATAGACAAGGAAGATAATGGCTAAACAAGTTAATAAATCTACTTTAAAGTGTAATGTTCCCAAAAAAACACCATCACATCCTACAAAATCACACATTGTAAAGGCTTGTGATAATGGTATAGAGAAGATTATTAGGTTTGGCCAACAAGGTGTAAGTGGTTCTCCATTTAAAAAAGGAGAATCAGAAGAAGATAAAAAACGCAGAGCAGCATTTAGAGCCAGACACGCAAAAAATATTGCAAAAGGTAAGTTCTCAGCAGCTTACTGGTCTAACAAAGTCAAATGGTAAATTAAAAAACCTCGGTAGGATTTCCCAACTAAAAAACTTCGGTGGGTGTTTAAAAAACCTCGGCCCATTTTTGATTAAAAAAACGGGGAGGGGGTAAAATTACCCTAAATTCGATTGCTAAATTCTTTAGCACGATTACTAAAACTTTTAGCAAATGTACTCAAAATAGTACACTTGACCTAAATTTAGGACATTGCTAATATTTTTAGCAAAATTACTCAAACTTTTAGCATTCAATTAAAATTACTAAAACTTTTAGCATTTTATTTTATTGGCCATAACCAGAAAATAAATTAATGCAGTTTTTTAGTATTTAATAGTTTAAATTTTGGCTAAAATTGCCTTTTTTGGCTTTATTTTAGGTTTCAATTATTCGGCAAAGGTAGTATTAAAATTGATATAAAAGAATAGATTTAAAACTATTTGCTATTTAGAATAATTCTAAATTAACATTTTTTCAGAATGCTATACATATAATAGCAATATTTGTATACCGGTATAAACCCACCGGTACAAAATTATGACAACTATTATTTTAAACAAAAATTGGAATGTTAAAGATTTATTGATTGTTTCATTTATAACACCAGTTAAAGACTTAATTGATGAATATATAAAAGACCCTAATTGTAGGCCATACGATTGGATTATAGGCGAAAAAATTACCGATTTAGAAAAAGCCTCTTTTATTTACACTATATTAAACCAAATCTAAAACCCTAAAACCAGTAAAATGAACAAGTTAAAAACAACACCACAAAACCAGTACACCCAAAACGAAGTAGAACAAATTAAACAAGTAAACGAAGTACTAAAAGACTTCGCCGCTTTTATCGTTTTAATGCTCATAACCGTTTTGGGCCTTATGTTCCTTTGCACAATTAACTAAATTAATTTAAACCCCTTAAAACCCCTTAAAAATGAAAAAAGTATTAAATGCCGACAATGTAGCCCATACATGGGCGAACCAGCAACAAAATGAAGCAAGAACCCCGAACAATAGTTTTTATTTTTATAATGATACTATTTATTCCTACGGTTCGCATTTTCCAATAGCAAAACACACTACCAACAGCAAAGGCGAAACAGCGATTTTATTTACCACCCGTAGCTATTCCAATACAACCAGCAAACACATTTATACTGTAAAACGCTCTATTCCTAATAAAGAAAATATAATTTACTGCAATAACCCAGCAAATTCATCAAATGATAATATACTATTTTGGGATAGAGAAATAGATAACATTTATAGGGCCTTAGCAAAGGCCAAAAAGCCTTCAAAATATCTTTTAGAGCTTAGCCACCTAAAAGCACAAATTTTAGAATATTGCAATTTTATGGAGGTAGAAATACCACAAGCAATTAGCCTAAAATTAGATATAACCAGTAAAGCCGAAATTGTAGAAATCGTTGAAAAAGAAAAAGCTATAAAAGCCGAAATAGAAGCAAAGAAAGAGAAAGAGAAAGAGCAAGAAACAAAAAAGCAATTAAAGAAATTTAGAGCCTTTGAGCGTTTTAATCTTTATAGTAAATTTTCTTATTTACGCTATAATGAAGCCACACAGCGAATAGAAACCAGCCAACGAATAGAAATACCACTTGAAATAGCTAAAAGGCTTTACAAGGCAATTAAAACAGCTCTAATAGATATAAATAACCCCACTCAAGAAATACTTGAAAATCTAAATGTTTTAACCTATAAAGTTAAAAATATTCAAAAAGACTTCATTGAAATAGGGTGCCATAAGATAGAAATGAAGGAAATAAATAAAATCGCTAAAAGCCTAAATTTCTAAGCCATGAACCAGAAACAAAACAAAATAAGAAAAACACTTTTTCATTATTTTAATAGCTCGATATATTTTACAATAGATATTTTGAGCCCTTATAAAACGGACAAAGGCGAAAAGGCTTATTTTTTAGATGATAGCTTTACAGCTTACGAGCTGGAAAAGGAATTAATACAAGCTATAAAGGGTAAACACCCTAATATTGAAGCAATAACAGTTAAACAATTTTAAACCCTTTAAAACCCCTAAAAATATGGAATTAATAGTAACACCAGCTTATGAGCTTAACGAACTTAGCTATACAGCACAAGAAACAGCCTTTAATGAATTTTTAAACTCTTATCAATACGATTATGAAGTAGAGGAAATTAGAGAAACATTAAACGCCTTTTGTAATATATTTGACGTTAATTGGAAAAACTTTGATTTTACCCACTATTGCAGCGTTGATTATGTTATAAATGTAAAAGACGATATATTGAACCTAAAAGGGAAACGCCTTATATCTTATTTATGGAATAACTACCATAGCGACCTATTTAAAGGCAAATATTTAAAATCTAATAGCTTTGAAGCAATACCAGCTATTAAACACAAATACCAGCATTTTAAACAAAGCAAAAGAAACGAAAAAGTTTTTTATTGGTGCACCTATCGAAGTAATATTAATTTAGAAAATGAAGCAGTACTAACGGGCAATTATTTAGACTTTAATATATTAGAACCTATTTATCAAATATTAAAGGAATACGACCCAAATACAACATTTGAGGAACTTATGGATAACTGTTTAAATAGCTTCATTAAACAATGCAATAAAGATTATGAATATTTTTACTCCTTTGATAACTTCGTTGAAATTAGCGGAATGAATGAATATAGATACAACGAACAAGGCAAACTAATTTAACCCTATAAAACCCTACAAAATGAAAATTGAAACAATAGATATACTTGCAAATGAATATTTTGACAAAGTAAACGGAAATAGCTATTTTAACGCTAATATATATTTGAACTACGATAGCCCGAATAGTGTAAAAATTCATATACCCTTCGAATACGGTTATAATAACCAGTACATTCAAACAGCTACAAATAAGCTAAATGAATTAAAATATATTAATACAGCCGAACCCCTTTGGTGGTATTGTAGAGAAAATAATATAGCACTAAGAACAAATAAACAAGAAGGTTTTAAGCAAAGGGAATTAAAACAGCAAGATAAAGACTTAATTGCTTTAACCCTATAACACCAGTAAACACCAGAACATTAACTAAAGGCCTTGTATTAAGTTACAAGGCTTTTTTTTTGTGCCTTTATTAACTACCTTTGTATCGTAAACAACGAAATAACAACGATAAAAGGCAAAACATATGGCTAAATTTCAACAAGGGAACAGCGGACGCCCTAAAGGAGCAGTAAACAAACTGAATAAAACAGTAAAGGAAACCGTACTATACACCTTTAACCAGCTCCAGAACGACCCTACACACAACCTCGAAGCCTTTGCCCGTAAACATCCAAGGGAATTCTATTTGATAGCAAGTAAGTTAATACCAACTGAAATGAT